AGTATCTAGAGGTATGATTGACTTGTTAGGTAAGAGTGCTAATTCACAACGTGGTTATGCAAAAGGCTACTTGGACATAGGTAATAAGCGTAGGTTTGAATCAGGTTTAGATTATGAGTTTAACCCCAGTATTGCAGCAACGCCTATTGTAGAACATAGATATCCTGAGTTTCCAAACTCTGCGTTAACCATGTTGCAGCTACAACATAGTGGAGCAGAAGCTATTACTGGAGTAAAAGCTTTTAGCCAAGGTATGACAGGAAACTCCTATGGTGATGTTGCTATTGGTATTAAGAGTGCGGTAACAGCACAAGGTAAACGTGAGATGGCAATCTTACGTAGATTGGCTGCATGTATTACCAGTCTTGGTACTAAGATTATTAGTATGTATGGTGACTTCCTAAGTGATGAGGAAGTGGTTAGAGTTACTAATAAGACGTTTGTTAAAATAAATAGAGAGGATTTAAAAGGTCAGTTTGACTTGTCTGTAGATATCTCTACTGCTGAAATTGAACAAACTAAGTCAGATAAGTTAGCATTTCTGCTACAGACTATTGGTAATACTATGGATTTTGCTGTTACCCAAATGATATTAAGTGAGATTGCTACCTTAAATAAACTACCACACTTGGCTGAAAAGATTAGAACATTCCAACCTACTCCTGATCCAGTTGCTGAAAAGCTTAAAGAACTGGAACTTAAAAAATTAGAATTAGAGTTGACTGAAATAGAATCAAAGATTAATCTCAACATGGCTAAGGCTAAGTTAACTTCTAGTGAAGCTGATATGCGAGATTTAGACTTTGTACAAGAAGAGAGTGGTGTAAACCATGTGAGAAGTTTAGATAGAGCTAAAGGTCAGGCTAGAGGTAATCAAGAGTTAGAAATTACAAAAGCTATGTTACATCCAAACGGTAGTACTGATGTTACTAAAGCTATAGGCTATAAGTCACTATTAGACCAAGATAAATTATGACAACCCACGATAGGTATTAGTACATGAGTAATGAAGCTAATCAAAATGCAATTAATAAGTTAAGACAGGAATCTGAGCTATACTCTTCGTTATTACGTTTAAAAGGTAATACTGATTTTAAAAAGTTAGTATTACAAGGATACTTAGTAGATGAGTGTGTTAAGTTAATTAGTAAGAGTGTGAAGCAAGGTTCTGATCAAGCTTTAGAAGCTGCTAGAGCAACAGCTTATTTTGATAGCTGGTTTAATAACTTAGAATTAACTTTAGCGTCTTCTAATGAAGAATATTTAGAGTACTCTCGTAACCCTGAAACATACTTTGGGGATAGTACTTATGTCGATGATGGGAGAACATTAAGTGTTACAGCAAGTTAACGATATGCCTATTCACTCCTATCAATACGGCTTATTTAAAAAACTCGATATGAACAGAGGTAATTTATTATGAGTGGCACTAACCAAAACTTAAATGAGATGGATGATGCGTCATTTCTTAATTCAGATGCTTCCGAATTATTAGAAGAAGCTAGCACTTCTGGTTCAAGCAATGTAGTTAATAATCAGAGTGATGTTAACGATGGTAGTGTTACTGATGCTAATGAACAACCTTACGCGGATTCATTAAGTACTGAGTCAGTAACTACATCTGATGATCCTGAGAAACTCGAAGATGACGATCTAGAGTTACCTGAGGACTTTGATTATAAGTCTGCATACCTAAGCTTACATAAGCCATTAAAAGCTAATGGGGCTACTGTTCGTATTAAGAGTGATGAAGAACTACGCACTCTAGTTCAGCAAGGCTTAGGTTACACTTCTAAGAGTCAGAAATTAGCAGAGGATACTAAGATTGCTGGTATGCTCCGTGAAAATGGTATTCAGAAGGGTGATCTAAGCTTGCTTATTGATCTACATAAAAAAGATCCTAAAGCAATTCAAAAGTTTCTACAGGATGCACAAGTCGATCCTTTAGATGTAGATTATGAGACACCGTCTAGTTATGAAACTAAAGATTATGAAGTTAAGGATAATGAGCTTAAATTCAGAGAAGTACTAGGTACTTTACGTAGTACAGATTCTGGTAATAAGTTTATTGAAGAGATTGGAAAATGGGATGATCAAACTAAAGCTCAAGCTTGGAATGATCCAGCCATTGTTGAAATTCTATATCAACAACAAACCAATGGTGTATATCCACGTATTGCTGCTGAAATAGAACGTAGACGTTTAGTTGGCACACTCAGCTATGATGTACCTTTTTTAACTGCATACCAATCCGTGGGTGAGCAAATGCTTCGTCAAGCTAACCAAGGAAGTAATGCAGGAGATGTAGTTACAAAGCGAGTTGTTGAACCTAAGTCACCAGTGAGAAATGGTGATCGTATTCGTAAAACAGGTGGAAGTAGTGCACGTTCTGCTAACGCCCCTGTAGATCTTAGTCGTCTAACAGATGACGATTTTATGAAATTAAGTTAATAAGGTGATCAGCAATGACTTTACAGTATAACGCTCCTGATGGCAGTCCTTCATCTATTGATGGTGCTAACGGAAAACAGATGGCAACGTTCCATTACTTACGTAAAGCAGTTATTACTGCACGTAAGAAATCCTACTTTAGCCAATTATCTAATACTACTCAAATTCCTCGCAATTTTGGTAAGACCATTAAAGTACATGAGTATGTACCTTTATTGGATGATCGAAATGTTAATGACCAAGGTATTGATGCTACTGGTGCAACTGTTGCAAATGGTAACTTATATGGTTCAAGTAAAGATGTTGGAACCATTAACGGTAAACTACCTACGTTAAGTGAGAGCGGTGGACGTGTTAATCGTGTAGGTTGGACACGTATTACTCGTGAAGGTAGTTTATTTAGGTTTGGTTTCTATACAGAGTTTACTGCTGAATCCATGCAGTTTGATTCTGATCCTATGCTTAAAGAACACATTGCTCGTGAGATGTTAAATGGTGCATTTGAAATTTATGAAGATGTACTCCAACGAGACTTATTAGCAGGTGCTGGTGTTATTGCATACTCTGGTGGAGCAGTTAGTAAAGCTACTGTAACAGGTGTTACAATTCCTGCATCTGGGGGTAATCCAGCAGTACCAGCAAGTATTGTAACTTATGCAGGTTTAATGCGATTAGATCAGATATTAACTGATAACCGTACACCTACACAGACTACAATTATTACTGGATCTCGGTACCAAGATACTAGAACTATTAATTCAGCTCGGTATATGTATGTTGGTTCTGAACTGGTGCCTTTACTGCGTTCATTAACGGACACCTTCGGAAATAAAGCATTTATCGAATGTAAGCACTACGCTGATGCTACTACCCTAGCAGAAGGTGAGATTGGTTCTATTGATAATTTCCGTGTTATCTTAGTTCCTGAGATGCTTCACTATGCTGGAGCTGGTGCTAATGCGCCAGTAGGTTCACCTTATCGCACTACCACTGTAGGTGGTCAAAGCAAATTTAATGTGTACCCATTGTTAGTAGTTGGTGACGACTCATTCGTAACTATTGGGTTTACTTCTGATGGTGCTAGTGGGAAGTTCACTGTTAAAACATTGATGCCAAATGAAAGCATTTCACACGAAGATCCTTATGCTGAAACAGGAATATCTAGCATTAAGTGGTACTATGGAAGTTTAATTAAACGTCCAGAACGTATTGCTGTTCTTTATACTGTAGCTCCTATTTAAGTAGCTATCTCATAGTTAGTTAAGGGTACAATCCCTTAACTAACTTAAATACATACAATTTAATTATAGGTATTCACCATGTCAGACATTATTGAACCAAGTGAACTAGAAACTTTAAAAGCTAGAGCTGATCGAGTAGGTATTAAGTATCACCCTAGTATTGGTATTGAGGCTTTAAAAGAAAAACTAGCAGATAAGTTAGGAATGCCTAACACATCTGAAACTCCAACTACTACTATAACATTACGCGAAGTACTGATGGCTGAGCAGTTAAAGTTAATTCGTGTACGTTTAAGCTGTAATAACCCTTTAAAGAAAGATTTACAAGGTGAGGTTATTACAGTTGATAACCAATATGTAGGTACAGTACGTAAGTACATTCCTTATGGTTCTGCTATGGATGCTGGGTATCATATTCCTGAGTGTATCTTAAATGTATTGCGTGAACGTCAGTTTATACGAGTGACTACTCGTAAAGATATTCGTGGTAATGCAATTAGTGAAGCCAAGTATGTACCTGAGTATTCTATTGATATCCTTCCTCCACTTAGTAAAGAAGAGTTGGCAGAGTTAGCTAAGTTACAATTAGCTACAGGAAGTATTGAATAACATCACGTTGGGTTTTGACTTACACTTAACTTGTGTAAGTCCTTTTTATGAATAGGTAACTAAAATGACTTGTAATGCTAGTTCTACCGCTACTTTATTATTTGATGAACTTACAGCAGGAGAATCAATTACATTTCCTGATATTGACCTAAGTAGTCCAGACTTTAATATCCCTAGTAGTAGTTTATCTACTATACACCCTATATTAGATACATCTCTTACTAACTTATCTAGTAAAAATGGTACGTTTGACCTTGTTGTATCTTCAATAAAATCCCTATTAGAAGCAGAGTATAAAAGTAATCGCATTAGTGGTGCGGAGTACTCTAAAGCATTTGTTGCTTTAATTGAGGCTGCACTTAACAACTCTGTTAACTTTTTACTACAGCGCGATACTGCTACTTTGCAAGCTGAGCGTGCAAAAGTAGAATTAGCTGCTTCTCGTATTGCAGCATTTGAAGCTAAGGTACGACTAGCAACAGCAACCTTATTAGCTAAGAACCAAGCTGTTGAATTAGCTATTAACAAAATTAAATTAGCACTGATAGATGCTGAGTACTGCACTGCTAAATACAATTTAGAAAATATGTTGCCTGAAACATTAGCTCTTCAAGTTGCACAAAAAGAAACTGCTCAGTACCAGTTAAACGAGATACTACCTAAACAAGCATTGTTAACTGATTCACAAGTTGCCAGTACTAATGCGGATACCTTTAATAAGTTAGAGCAGAACCAACTAATTAAAGAACAGGTGGAAACTGCTAGAGCTGCTACATTAGATACACGTAGAGATGGCAATCCTATTGCTGGTTCAGTTAGTGTGGAGAAGTCTTTACAACTACAGCAAAAGCTATCTTTTGAATTAAGTTCAAAGTTAAATGCTGCTAAGATGTTTGCTGATGCTTGGACTGTTAGTAAAACAGTAGATAATGCTATTGAACCTCCTACAGCATTTGCTAACCCATCTTTAGAAAGTATTTTACAGACTATTAAAACTGCACATAACCTAGGTAGCTAATAATGGGTAAGTATGTTGTAAGCGTATCATCAGTTGCCTACAATCTGGCAGGGGATATTAAGAAACGCCCAGACATACTTAAAACTACTGTACTAGAAGCTATGTACAGTAGTTCTTCTACTAAAAGCTTAGGTAATAATATCTCAGGATCATATCTCAATGGTTCTGGGATTAAGTTAAAAAATTATGCTAAATGGGTAGAAAGTTCAGGGTATAACAATGTAATTGGTAAAGCTACAGGTGAGTTTAGAGTTACCAACCCAGTTAGTACCGATGTATTAAATACTTACTTAGAACCAATAGAGCATTATGTACATAACGTGCTAAACGTTGAGATCACTTCTACTACTGTATTCCCAGTGGCTTATAAATACATAAAAGACCATTACCCAAGTTTACTTCTTACAGATTGGGAATCTGATTACATATCTGGAAATGTAGTAATAACATTTGAAGACTTAACTACAGTCAGCTTTTCACATACCTTAAATTCTAATAGTAAATCATTAATAGGTGCATATGATTTAGTAGGTACAAACTTTATCTTAGAGGATTCAATTGTTGAAACAACTAGTGAAGTATTGGAGTTTGAACCTACAGATGGACTTACTACTGTAAGTAGCAATACAGTCACTAGCTTATTAACTTTAAATGATAAGGTTGAGGTTACTCACCTTTACTCAGACGGTACAGAAGTTACTGACATAACTTATGAAAATCCTGTAGAAAGTAGTGTAGATACTGTTTCTACCGTGTACCACTCAAGTACTATAAATGAAAATACTAGCATTAGAAAAACACATAATAAGCTAGATAGAGTTGACACCACTTTTGTAGTATTGAGGTACTCTGATACACCTTTTTATGAAAATACTACTGTAGATAATGGTATTACTACCATTACTAAAAAGTACCATTCAAACCCAGTTAGTTTACGTACTACATACATAAAAGAGTATCTGTATATTGAACTGGATATAAAACAGAATAATGCTTTTGCTTATACTTATGGGGATGGTTCCATAGAGTTAGATAGCATTATTAACTCAGGTACATCTTATGTATTAGGTGATTTCTATCCTGTTATCCCATTAAGAATAGATAATGTAAGCATTGCCTCACCTACTTACTCAAGTGTGGCTAGCTTAGTTAAGCGTGCTTTGTATGTTCAGACAGGTAAGGATACTTACACTAAGTTATTAGAAACTTTAGAAGATAACCCTGACTTGGGTGATCTCGATTACGTGTATAACGTGATTGGTGTATCTTTAAATACAGAAGAACCAGTAGGTAAGAAGTACTTATATAAGTTTTTTGATGCACTATACCTAGCATCTTTAAACCAAGGAACCAACACTAATAAGGTTATACACATATCTACTAACAATTCCAATATTAACTATAACATTAAAATAACATGGGATAGTTTAGTTAAAACCACTGGAGTAGGTATGTATAAGCCAACCTATAAAGTGGGTATGGTTTATGTAGAAGATGTTTCTTACTCTGTTATTGATGGTCAAAGTACGTCTGTGTGGTTATCATCAATCCTCGCCAAAAAGAATAGTAAATTTAAGCTTGTTTGTCAGAAATCCAGTACTGAATGGGAATGTATTGAAGTAAATAACCTTATGTACACCAACAGGGTATATGAGGGTAAAGAGGTAAAGATATCAGCATATGATGCTTTAATGGATGATGAGGAGTCTGGGTTTATCATACCTATTAGCTACACACTATTTAATAGTCTTAGCTTAGTAGATAGCACACAGCTATCTACTAGTTGTAGTTACCTATTAATTAACGTATATGATAAAAGAAAAAAGAAATGGTATGAAACTAATGCGTTTAAGGTACTACTGGTAATAGTAGCAGTAGCTATAACTATTTACACAGGTGGTTTAGGAGCTTCCTCTGTTGGTGTACTAGGTACTAATATTAGTGTAGGAGCTGCACTTGGATTCCAAGGATTAGCTGCTGTATTGATAGGTGCAGCAGTAAACTCAATAGCTGGAATGTTAATCCTTCAAATTATATCCGATGTTTCAGTTAGTTTGTTTGGTAAGGAAGTTGGGTTAATAGTATCAGCAGTACTTAGTTTAGGTTTTACTACTGCTATATCAGGTAAGTCCATACATGAATTATTTAATGCTAATACTTTATTAAGTCTTACTAAAGCTGCTGGAGATAGTTACCAAGCACATCTTCAAAAGAAGTATAAAGATTTAAATAATGAGTTGATCAATTTAGATAAGCAAAGTGACGCACTTAATAAGTTAATTAGTAGTAAGGGTTCTGAGTTATTCGGCAGTACTGGTATTGACCTAGATACAGTACGTAACCAGATTCTTAGAGATAAGCATCCGTATGTAGCTGAGGGTTATGAGGATTTCATAACACGAACTATGTTAAGTGGGTCGGATATTGTTAATATAGTTATGTCATACGTTGACACAACTCTTAAACTTAACGAGGTTAGATAGCATGGGTAATTTAAATATTCCATATGGAGCATCTTATGATGGGTACCAACAATTTCAAAACCAAATGAACCAACTAAATGAACATAATAGACTTGGGTACAACCTAAATACTGGTAGACTAGGTATTGAAGGTTTAAGCCAACTGTTAGCTGGGTTAACTAGTCTAGGTGGTTTAAAACAAGCTAATGATCAATTTAAGTTTCAAAAAGCTATTACCACTAAAAATATGCAAAATAGTGTTAGTAGCTATAACCGCGAATTAGCAGATACTATTAATGCACGTGCTGCACAGAATGGGAATATGAGCAAATCAGATATTTCTAAGTATGTGGAGCTTAATAAGTTAAGTAGTCTATAAAAGGAACTCCCTATGGCTAATATTACATGGCGCAATGTCAATAATGAAACTACTGACAGTAGTGGTGCATACTTTAAGTTAGCAGAAGTACTTAATAGTATGGGTAGCAACCTTAGTAAAGCTGTGGGGAGTTTTGATCAAGCTAGAAAAGAGAATACTAATTCATTAGTTGCTTCTCGTATAGCAATGGCTAATACACCTGAACAGCTAGCTAATGAAAAACAAATGATTGTTGATACCATCCCAGTTAACTTATTAACTAAGGAAGCTATTGCTGGTTTTGGAGCTAGACAGAAAGAATTAGATGATGCAGCGACTGCATCTTTAAATATGCTATTAGCTAAAAATAGAGATTCAAGAGAAGAATCTCAATTAGGTTTACAGCGTGAGCAAGCTCAAACCCAGAAAGAGCAGTTTGGTAAGACATATGATTTAAATGTTAAAAGCTTTAATGAGAATGCTAGACAGTTTGGTATTACATCAAAACGTGAAGATACTAAGTTAAACATTAATGAAGATCAGTTTGCTAAAACATTTGGTTTAGAAAAAGCTAATTCTGAGTTTGATAATAATCTAAAAGATAGGACTTTAAACCAAAAAACGATAGAAGAAGATCGCCAATTCTTACTAGATAAAAATGAAGATAGCAGAGCTAAGGAACTTCATTCTCAAAAAATGAAAGAATCTAAAGCTGCATTTAACCAAGCAGAAGTATCTAGAGCAGATGCTAATGTGTTAGCTATGTTTCAAAATGCTTTAGCTACTACACCTACGTACCAAGAAGCGATTGCTACTAGAAATTCTGTAGAAGCTAACTCTAAAGCTTCACCTATAGCAGTAGCTGCTATGAACTCAGCTATTAATAGTAAGTTTGGTATACCAGATATCACTATTCCAACTGGAAACGCAACACTAGAGAGTGCATTGAACAACCCTGACACATCTTCTAGTACAGTTAGTAGTTATGGGGATATTAATCCTTCTTTTAATAACATACCTGTTAAAGTTTCTGATGGCAGTACTAAGAGTATGTCGGAAGTTATTAACCAAGGTGGTAGTGAGTTTAGTAAT